CCCTATGCCCAGATAAAGTACCGTGGTCAGTGATGGCAATTGCTGGCATCCCTAACTCAACTGCACGGTCAATGTATTCTTCTGGAGTAGCAATCCCATCAAAGAGGGAGTAGTGGGTATGTACGTGTAAGCCTACGTAGGACATCTATTACCAGTCAATATTTGTGCTAGTAACAGATGGAGTATCAAACCCGAAGAAGAACGCTTCTTGCTCTGGGTATGGAACTTCACGAACAACCTTTTCTAGGTTGAAGAATTCAAAACCCGTCCATGCAAATGGTTCTGCATCTGGCTTTGAAGGTAGAAGTGTGTAATTAGTTTCAGTTCCCTGACCATTACGCTTTAACTTCCATTCAAGATTGGAGATGCTACCTGTATCAAGTGCATACTCACGAATGTTGTTGAACGCTGACTGCTTTGAGATACCTTGTGACCATACAGCAATATATGGATCTTCAGTACCATCATTAATCAAAACGTTGCAGTAAAAACGAAGACGTGCTCTCCATCCAGACTTTGGTTCTTTCTTTGCCATTTCGCAACCGAAACAACGTCCTTCTGAATCCATCGTACATGCAGCCTTACGCTTATAATCTTTTGGATTGGTGTGTTCTGCAACAACTACAGAAAGACCACGATCTTCTGAGTAGTTTGCTGAATCTTGGTCTAGTTCTTCTACAAAGCGAACCTTTGCAGATTGTCCATCGGCCAACTTAACCCAACGGACCTTTTGTCCTGTGCTTTCGAACTTTGGCTTGTCGAGTAGGGCATTAATATCTTTGAGTCCCTTAATAACACTCATTTATTTCTCCTTTGTTTGTATATGTTAGTTTAGCATGGATAGTATCGACTTGTCAAACTTAAAGTCAAGTTCTTTTATTGACGTGTCATCCATATCGCCTATATCTTTATATTCTTTATTAAGTTGTATAACAGAAACACGAGAACCAAGTTTTTCAATAATCTTGTTTTTCATATTTCCTCCTGCCTCATCATTATCTGCAATAACAATAATATTATTGAAATACTTTTGAAGCAATTCTATTTGTATGTTTGAAACATTTGCACCAAGGGTTGCAACTGCTGGAAAACCTATCTGATCTAATCTTATCACATCAAAAGATGATTCTACAACATAAACCTTATCGGATGTCTTTACTCTATTAAGATTAAATAATGTTTTTGCTTTTGGCAAACCAGGAGTATTTTTAAATTCTTTGCCCTCTACAGATCTACCAACAAATCCAAGTGGCATACCATCTGGACTGTGTACTGGCACAGTAACCATGTCTTGTTTTTCAGAATACCCCAAAGAAAATTTTGACCAAGATGCTGGAGTTATTTTTCTATATTTATAATAGTCTTTTGCTCTTTCAGAGGAAAGCAAATTATTGTTTAATCTTTTTAAGATTAATTCATCAAACGGAACAAAGTCTGGTTTTTTGTATAGTTGTTTATTTATTTCTTGTTCTAGGTTGCCCTCTTGCTCTTTGCCTTTAATAAATCTAATAGATTCAAAATAAGTTCTTCCTGTGGTATGCATAATAAGTTCTGTTAAATCTGCAACATGTTGACAAGAAAAACAAAAGAAAGTTCCATTATTTTTATCTACTTCTCCAGCAGGGGTTCTATTATTAGCATGAAAAGGACAGAAGATTATGTAATCAGAATCTACTTCAGATTCAATGGTTATACCTGAGCCTGTGATGACTCTTTTGATTTGTTCTTTTGTATAGGTATTACTTTGTTTACGTCTATCCCTGCTATCCATTCGCTTTGGCTTCTTCCTGTATATACTCCGTGTACTGATAATTCAAACTGAAAACATTTCTTTTTCTCTATATAGTCTACCGTAAAAACTGGCTCTATGTCAAACCTTGGCACATACCCCGATAAACGCATCTCTGCAACGACGAGTCTAATATATTCGCTTTTAAGTCTTCCAATAGCAGAGTCATCATGGATTACGCCATCCAGTTTAAAACGCTTAATTGGCTTATGATGATAAGATCCCATACCATATTATAACTACTTATCTTCAAAATCTTTGTATCTATAATATCCCCTATCAAAGTCACATTGGACTAAGAAATCACCCATAAACCCGTTACGATTCTTTCTAAAGGCACACTCAATGATATCGCTATTACTACCCCTACCAAGTGCTAAAACCCAGTCAGCATCGTAAGCAATCTGTCTAGACCATGCTGTTTGACCAAGTGTTGGAACTGTAGATAGATCATTAACATCATCTGGAGTTGCAGAGGAAATAGCAATAATCGGAACCTCTTCGCCAATTGCCATAAGTTTAAGTTCTCTTGAAAGGTTCTTCATTCTTACTGTTTCATTATCTGATTTTTGATTAGGAGCCATAAGTTGTAGATAATCTACAATAACAAAGTCTGGCTTGTATTGATCAATCTTTCCACGAAGAACAGAAGGATTAATTTCCCCACCATTATCATTAGAGATAATATGAAACTCTGGCTTTCCAGCAAGATTTTTTGCATGCCACTGCTTTAACATATCTAATTCAATTTCACCATTAGATATCTTTCTATGTGACCACAGTCCTTCACCCATAATAGTAAAGACACGGTTACGAACTTCTGTTTCTGACATTTCAAGTGAGATCACCATTGGTGACTTGCCTTGCTTCCATGCCTGTACTGCAAAATAAAGTGCAAGCCAAGACTTTCCAATTCCTGGATATGCTAAAAATACACCAAGTTGTCCTGGCATAATTCCTGCGGGAAGGTAGTTATCAAAACCTGGGAGACCAGTTTTAATTCCTATTAATCCAAGTTCTTTTTGCTTTTTTACATTTTCAAAATATGCAATTGCAGATTCGAGATCTGTAACATCGATATCACGGATTGCAGAAGTATTTTTCTTTAACTCTGAGGTTTTAGTAATTAGTTGATTGAGTGCTTCTCCACCATTTCCAGATTGAACTTCGCCTGCTGCAGTTCTAAGAATATCTTTAAGACTATCAGTTAAATATTCTGTTTGAAGTTCTTCTAAATGATGTTTAGTTGCACCAACACCATCAACTGGTTGAAAATCTCTAAACTTTTCTACAACCAAAGATATTGGGGGAACAACAGAATTATGCTCAAAATAATTTCTAACAAAAGACCAGATATCATTATGAGTTCTAAGAAAGTTATCGATGTTTGCTTGTAATAATACATGTACTTGCTTGTCTTCTAATACTGCCGTAATCAGTTTTGCTTCTGTATTATTCACTCAACCACTCCTTTGCCATTCGTCTGCGAACTGCACGTTCTTCATCATCTCTAAGTCTATCTTTTTGTGCTTGTAAAATTTTTTCTGCACTATAGGCAAAATAGTTCCAAGTTGGATTTTCTGAAACCTTAAAATAATATTCCAACAAATCATAGCAGGCAGGAAGACCATATGATTCAATAAGGGCATCTGCTGCCCATTGCTCTACATTTAAATTAAGAGATGGCTTTTGCTCATACCTTGCGGTGTGATACTTGCTGTATCTTGAAAGCAAAGCCATTCGGTCTTTGCGATCTGCCATTATTCGTTAATCTCTGCCTTTGCTTCATTAATCTTTTCAGTTAACTTGTCTTCGACAAACTTATATACACGCTCAAATGCGTCGTTTGTATTTTCTCCATCACGCCTAGAATCTACAATTCCAAGATCAAGTCTAAGTGATTGAAAATTTCCTAAATTTAAAGTATATCCAAGTGTTACAGACACCCTAGTGTTTTCGTTTTCCATGTACCCTCCCAAGGGACCTAGTTAATCGATTCATTCCAAACTGGAATAAATCTTCCATCTTCTGTTCTCGTATATGTAAGTATACCATCGCCCATCCTACGTGTCAACTCTTGACGATTAGGGGTAATATCATTTGTAATTAAATTATCTTTTCTTGGTCTTCCAATATGCATACTAGCAAGGATATCACGAATATCTTTTACTTGCGATTCTGAATAGTATGATCTTACCTGCCATCCCCTTCCCCCGCCTTTTTGAGATCCTGTTGGAAATGGAATAACTCCACGCTTCATTAAACTTGGCATATATTTTTTATGTCTATTAACTAATTCAGCAGTCTGACCAACAGTATAGGCTCTTTCTCTTTTACTTTTAAAATCACTAATAAGACAACTTTCAATTTGACCTTTATTAATATTATAAACAGACATTATTCCGTTAGATTTATTATAATGATGTACTCTGACAAGGTCACCATTTAAAAACCAAACCTTTTTACTGCCACTAATTATAGGGGCGAGATTGTACTCTTCGCTCTCAAAATTTCCTTTTGAAGTAGCCATACACCCTCCCTAGAATTTTGTGGTGGATTAAAAAATTTTCTAAAGCCACAACAAATACAATATGTTTCTAAATGCGACATAGAACTATATTGCCTATCCACAAACATTTTGCGTTTACATCTTTCACATAAAATCATTTAGTTAGGAATTCCGATGGCTATAATATTTACGCCAATAGATACTTGACCACCTGTTTTAAACTTGACAATTCCATAAGCACTAGATGTTGTGATTCCTTTAATGACAACAGAAATATCAGACCCTGCTGTTGTATTTCCTACGTTAATCGGAGTTGCTGTAACGATAGGGGCATACTTAAATCCTGTATAGGAAATTGTCCAAGGCAACTCTCCTCCAGAACTAACCTGGCTGTTATTGGCAACTTCAACATAAGTGCCAATCATTCTGGTTTCAGACACCTTAACATCTTGTGTACCAGAGGTAACAGTGTTTAATGATACATATTTATTTGAAGATGAAACAGAGTTTGCTGCTAATGAATTAACCGCATCAGCAATTTGATAAACATAATTAACATCTAGTGGTTGACCACGATTTGGTAAGGATATTCTTGACATAATTCTATTATACCATTAAAGGGCTTGATCTTGAGTCAATAAATATGTAGCCGAATCTAATCTTTGTTTTGTTATTGTTGGTTTTTGAACTGCAATTTGAATATAATCTGCACCAACTGATCCAGATTTTGGCAAATATGACATAGAAAAAGATGGAGTATTTACTGTACCCTGCCATTGCCAATTGCCATAGGTAGTTCCAGTTTTCCATCTTAAGTACACATCAAAATCTTGTATTGAAGCCTGTTGTATTTGTACAAGTTTTTGTGCATCTGTAGGATTTGTTATTAATAAAGATGGCAGCGTCCAACTTATACTAATAGTATGATTAGACTTGTTAATAATAATATTATTTGGTATGCTAGTAGTATAGGGATTTGCTGGATCAAAGCCTACTTCGGTTAGTGTAGATGTTTGACCAAGATTATAAAATGGCGACCAGTGAGAGGCTCTATTTTTATCTTCTGAAATAATCCTATATCTAATTAAATAAGATAAAGAATTATTTTGTGCAGAATATGCTGGCAAATCTTTTTTTAAAATTGTTACCTTTTTGATATGACTATCTGACATTATGAAACATCCAAACCAAATCTAAATTCAATATAGTTACTTGTATTTGAACCTTTAACAATTGGTAATGCTCCAGTTGTTCTAACTACAGAATATCCAGTCAAACCATAAAGGGGATTTTCTTGATTTTTATTTTCTAATCTAAGAGCATCTAAAGCAACATAATAATTTGAACTTACTGTATTGGGTGTTGAGGTTCCAGTTAAAACACAAGAATAAACCTTAACAGTATCTACTGATTTCCACGTAAATCCACTTGTAGTATTTAGTTCTTGTAATTTTTTATTAATAACAAAATATCTATTTGTATTAAAATTATATGGACTACCAGAAGTAGATACGTGATCTACTACAATTTCCATTCTAGAATATTCAGTTGGATTTGCAGATGAGGAAAATTCAACAACAATTTTAATTTCTGCTTTATTTGAAATGTCTGGATCAGTTCCATTTTTATTTATTAAAGAAAATGCAATTCTTAGTTCATCGGTAGGAGCATTTTTAGAAAAATCAGCAGATGTATTTGATAAACTAATAAAGCCTCCTGCTGGAATAAGTTTGCCATTTGATGTTGTAAACGTAGACGAATCACCACGCATTAAAATCATATTATTTAAAAATCTACATCTTTCATTTCTGGCAACTCTATTAGAATTAGAAAAAATTGAATTGTCTGCATTTGTTTTAAAAATAGTTGTGTTAATTCCAGTAACAGTATCTTTAATAATATTAGGAAGAAGTGGATCATCTAAAGGTTCAGTAATTGTAGGCATTGATGTTGAAACACCAACTTTCCAATTCTCTGTTGAGTTAAAGGCAAAAATATTTTTGCTATCTGATGAACCTACAACGGAATTAGATGAAGCAGAATATACGCCAATTTCTGTAATCTCATATCTTTCTTCTGTTGGCAATTCACCAGTCAAAACTAATTTTGAAGATCCATTAACATCAACAAATCCCCTTGAGATAATTGGAACTCTAAACATTTCAAATGCTAATTCTGTTGTTGACGAATAGTCTGGAAGAGTTCCAGATACATAAGGAGAAAGAGCCTGAGGTCCACAACCAACAGCAATATAAGAAGCAAAGGAGGGTGCTTGACCAAGCAAATACTTTCCTATAATAGATTTACCCTTATTAGTTATCATGATTTTCCTCCATGTTATATTGTATCATTAAACAAACTTCCCTGAGTTAATATAGATATTTCTATCTGCTCATCAGAATCAAGATTGATGGCATTAATAACTAAGTTACCATCTGAATCAAAATAAATGGTTTCTCCAGATGGACCAGTCCCAGTTTGTGGCACCTTGTTTGAAAAATCAATTGAGAAGTTTTTAAAATAATCTCCAGAAACACCTTGCAAAGATAGCAAAGAATTTGGATTGTATTGTTGTGATAATAATACAGAATTTTTAATTGGTTGATAAATTAAATTTTCTGTAAATACTGTGTCATTTCTAGCAACATCAATAATTTCTTGTGCTCCAATGTCCTCAAAAACAAGATCGAACATGACATCTGCAGATACTGTTGATGAATCAAGAAGTACGTACTGCGGGGTTGCACTTTGAACCGCAATACTGTCTGGAGTTGATACTACTGGAACTAATGGAGTTGAATCAGTCATTTGTTACCTCGCTTAAATATATCTTCATTAAAGGACCAGATGCATCTTTTGTATAGTTTATGTTATAAACAATAAACTGAGTTGATTGAGAAGAAATTACATCCTGACCATAATTATCTTTATAATAAATATTTACAACATCTCCAAGTTGTAGTGTTGGTATTGGAAAAATTTCAAGACCAATTGATTTTCTTGGTTTAGCAATTTTTTTAATAAGCCAAGACATCGTAGATTTAGCATCATCAAATTTTTGAATATATGGAAGTTGCAAATTAAATTCAGATTTTCCATGTTTTGATCTGCTTGATTTAATAGCATTATATTGATCCGTAAGTGCTATAGTAGAAGATACTGAACCATCTGTTAGATATATTGGATTGGAGTTATCTGTTAACTGAGAATAATAATCATCTACAGTTAATGTTTTAGTTGTGTCCTGTGTAAATGTCACACCTTGAATTCTTAAATAATTACCAGATGTTTCATCTAAGTTTAAAGTTGTATCTGTAGCATTAAAAATTAAAAATTCTGCACCATATGCATTTGCTGTAAATCCTGCTGTCACATACCCTTTAATTTTATTAAATGTTGGTGACATTTTAGCATAAAGTGCTGGAAAGGCCTTATCATATTTAATATTAAAATATTCACATTCTCGCATGATAGACCCAAATTCATCAAAATACAAATTATATTTTGGAGTATCTGAAGGACTTAATCCAGATAAATAACTAGACTGAACAATTCCGCTCATTGCATATTTTCTAAAAGCATCATTAGATGTTATTTCTTGATCATTAAATAATGAGTTAATTGGAAGATCTATTGCAGAAGTTGTGTCATTTGCAAAGTTATTACCCAATGCAAAAACATTTTCAAACATAACCTTAGATGTTCCACGAACAAAAAGAGATAAATTATTATAGTTTTGAAGCGGTGTTGTATCATCAACAGTTGCTACAATGACATTATTTATATAAATGTAGAACCTTCTCAAAGAACCAATATCAGAATATTCTATAGATATATCATATACTGTTTGGTTTTGTTCACCAACCATTCTATATTGACCCGTAAACTTTCCATCATCAACAATAATGCTTGACAAACCTTTCCAAAGTATTTGAGGAATTGCTTTGCCTTCTGCAGTAGAACCATTAGAGACTTTATAAAAAAACATATTTCCAATGCTTCCAGACTTATCATATTGGGCAATGTTTGAATCAGTCAATGCTGCTAATTCTAAGTAATAGCCAGAACCATTGTTTGGATTAATCATAATTCCTAATCCACCAGAACCACCACCAATGCTGATATTTTGAGATGGATCTGTTCCT